CACCTCTCGGTAATGAGAGGCAGGCGTAGCCACAGATTCATAACAACCCTCGCTCAGTATCCCTCAAGTGTCTCGTTGCTCTGATTCACCCGCTACCTGCGAGGCTTGGAGTCTTTCGGTGAGTAATGCTCCTTTCCTACCCTGTGGGGGCGTATAGGTGCTGAGTATTCCTCCTTTGGTCGCTTTTCGTGTCTCAACTACTTCCGCTCGGGTGCTTCCGTTCTGTTTATCTCATGTTCGCTCACTTACTTGACTATCTTACATCGTTCAGTCCCGAAGGGGATGGCGAGCCATCTCCCAACACCACTACTCGGTAGCAGTAATTGGGGCGGAAGGCTATCCGCACTTAAACCTTCCGATTTTTGGCCTTGACCGACAGGTTCATAAGCAAATGCTTGCGTGGTCGTATTATGCGCAGGTATGAGGACGGCACATTCAAGCCGATAGACAAGCAAAAGCGGGAAGCAGGACGCAAAGGCGGACTCGCTACCGGAGATTCAAAGAAGCGATTAGGCGCAAGCAATGGTAGATATTCAGAAGGTCGAGAGAGACACCCATGCTGTGGCGCTATTAAGGGGCGTAGCCACAAGAAAACCTGCCCCAACCACAGGTCAAACAAGATTGCGAGGGCACTACGCAAGGAAAGTATAACGCCTAAAATAGTCGCGCCTAAAATGAAAATTGACCCCAATTTTATTGAAAGTGCCCCTGTGATTTCGATGCTCTACAATACGAGAGGCGTATGCGTTGGATGCAATGCAAACATAAATGCCCATGAAAGTAAAAAGGTGCATAAGTCCGACATAACTTCAAACCCAATGAGAGTCATGTGCCGAAAGTGCGCATGATTTTTTTTGCGAGTAAAAAAGTTTGTAGCATCGGTTTTTTTGGCTGACCCCCTTTGCTACAAATTTTTTTTTGTAGCGTGCAGGCGAGCGAGCGCAGGCTACAAATTTTTATGCTACAAATTTCTATGCTACAAAGTTTATGCTACAATTTCTTTGCTACAATTTTTTATGCTACAAAATGTAGCGTAATTCCAAATAGTGCTATATATAGCCGTTTTAGATAGTCGGCACTACCTTACTACCTATTTTCAATTTGCGTGGCTCTATGACCCCTTCCAAGCGTTTTCTGTTTGCGTGGTCGTTTTTTGACGGGTATATTTCTCTTTACTATACTATACGCGCGAGGGGTGCTTGCGTGGTCGAATCGGAATCTTTAAATGCAGATGGTCGGTGGAGCAAATATCGGCAAAGAAGCCGGATACAGGAGATGAAAACATGACGACAGCAAGACAAGAAGCGTGGGGGTCATTCGGCCAAGACGCAATAGGAACGACAGCGAAAGAGGTTTGCGAAAACGCAGGCTTAACATGGAAGGCTCAGTTAGAGCCTCTATATGATACAAGGGGCAAAGTATTGACCCAAAAGCATAGAGGTGTGTTTAGAGATGATACGCACGATTGCTTAGGAGTAGTAGGTAAGTCATACCATGTAAAGCAACACCAAGAAGTAACTCAGTTAGCCCACGAATTGACGCAGGTAACAGACCTTGAGTTTAATAAAATAGGGGTAGTAAATAATGGCGCAAAGTTTTGGGTCAATTTGGCTCTACCGGATGAGATTCTGATTAACGGAAATGAGCCGGTTCAAGGCTTTATGACGCTTACAAATGCGCACGATGGTTCGGGTGCTATTAGGGTTATACCTAACTGCATTAGAATGAATTGTGGAAACCAAATGAACATGGTTCTGAGGGAAGCAAAAAAGACAGGTAACTACTTCACAATTAGGCACACCTCAAAAATGGATGAGCAGATTGAGAAGATGAAGGAAGCCATGAAGATGACTAATGTAATGTTAGACCAATGGGCTGAGGACGCTCTCGGTATGTTGGAAGTAGAGATGGATATTGGCGAGAGAGTAGAGTTTTACTTGGAACACCTGCCGATTCAGACCAACGAGGAATTGATTTCAAAAGAGAACCCTTACGGGCTTGCTACACGAGGCAAGAATATTCTCGACCAAGTGATTGCACTTGAGGCAGAGCCACAGAACCAAATTGGCGACATGGACGGAACGCTGTTCCAAACAGTAAATGTCGTAACCGACTTCATAGACCACGCTTGGGTAACTACCAAAGACGGACGAGTGAATGACCGCCGAGCAGAGAGCGCAATAATGGGAACAGGACAGCGCATTAAGGGCAAGGCATGGGCAGATGCAGTAGCAAGGACGGTAGCCTAAGTATAACGGTAAAAGAACGCAAGGGGTGGGTAGGGGTTGTCCCCTGCTCACCCCACCAATCACGACTCGCAGGGTGCATTGCACCTCAAAAAGTCGGGGTTGTGAGGGAGATGTGCCCTGTGAGAAAGACAAGAATAAATTGTCGGGTTCATTTTTT